AGTAAACTACCTGCAGACGTACGTAGAAAATTTAAACAGCTGCAAGTTATGCACGCTGAAAAAAAGATACAGAACAAAGCTAAAGATGACTTTCTTTCTTTTGTCAAATGTATGTGGCCCGATTTTATTGAAGGCTCTCACCACAGACACATAGCAGAAAAATTTAATAAATTGGCTACAGGAGAAATTACTAGACTAATTGTAAACATGCCACCAAGGCATACAAAGTCTGAGTTTGCATCTTATCTTTTGCCAGCATGGATGGTGGGCCGTGAGCCAAGGCTCAAGATCATTCAGGCAACACACACGGGTGAACTCGCGGTAAGGTTTGGTCGTAAAGCCAAGAACCTAATCGACTCGGAAGATTATGCAAAAATTTTTAAAACAACTTTACAAGAAGATAGTAAAGCCGCTGGTAGGTGGGAAACGGCACAAGGTGGTGAATACTTCGCAGCAGGTGTCGGCGGTGCCATCACCGGACGGGGTGCCGACTTATTAATTATTGATGACCCACACTCAGAGCAAGACGCACTAAGCCCTACTGCTTTAGAGTCAGCTTATGACTGGTACACATCAGGTCCACGTCAACGTTTACAACCAGGCGGTAAAATTATTTTAGTAATGACTAGATGGAGTAATAAAGATTTAACAGGAAAGTTAATACAGAATCAAAAAGAAACGAAAGCTGATCAGTGGGACGTGGTCGAGTTTCCGGCAATCATGGACCATGGATCAAAAAAAGCAAAGCCAGTATGGCCTGAGTATTGGAAGTTAGATGAACTTGAGAAGGTGCAAGCAACACTACCAGTTGGTAAATGGAATGCACAGTGGATGCAGAACCCAACAGCAGAAGAAGGTGCAATATTAAAACGTGAGTGGTGGCGAACGTATAAAGGTGAAGAGATACCAACCGTCTATCATGTCATACAATCTTACGACACAGCATTTTTAAAAAAGGAGACAGCTGATTATAGTGCAATTACAACTTGGGGAGTATTTTATCCTGACGAAGATAGTGGTGCTAATCTTATCTTACTCGATGCAGTCAAAGGACGGTACGAGTTTCCAGAACTAAGGCGCTTGGCCCTTGAACAATATGAGTATTGGAAACCAGAATCTGTCATCGTTGAAGCTAAAGCTAGTGGTTTACCACTGACATATGAACTTAGAAAGATGGATATACCTGTTGCAAACTTTACACCAAGTAAAGGAAATGACAAGCATGCTCGGGTCAATTCGGTTGCACCTTTGTTTGAATCTGGTATGATATGGGCACCCGAACAAAAGTTTGCGGATGAGGTCATTGAGGAATGTGCAGCATTTCCCTATGGCGATCATGATGACCTGGTCGATTCAACTACACAGGCACTCATGCGATTCAGGCAGGGCGGCTTCCTACAACACCCAGAGGACTATGTTGAGGAAGAAAAAGTTAAACGTAAGAGAGTGTATTATTAATGGACGATTTAATAAAACTATTGCAAGAATTAATGTCTAAAAAACCTAGACCAAAAGGTGGTATTGCAGATACGACAGAAGGTGTAGAATTTTTAGGTAAAACATTATCTAAAGAACAACAAGGTAATTTTATGATTGTAAACTCTAGACTAACAGATGCTAGTAAATTTGAACCATTTTCTATTGGCAATGTAGGTAAAGATAAAAGATTTAAACTTTTATTTGATTATGAATCAGATCTTTTAAATGAGTTTAACAGAACTGTAGAATTTTTAAAAGAAAACCCTGATATTAGATTATCACAGACACAGAAGGATAATATCTTCTACAATCTTGGTGTGTATAGAAGAATTACAAGTGAAAAAAATAAATTAGAAAAAGGTATTATCGAAGATGGTAAAAAACCAAGTAATGTTCTAGATATGAAAGGAACTGTTTTAGATCCTAATAAACCAATTATGGGTGGGACACAAGATCCTATTACAACGTTTAGATTAAACGTAGATAAATTTAAAAAAGACTTTAATGTTAGTGATGAAGAGTTACAAAAAATACTTGCACTTTCTCCAGACGAACAACAAAAAGTATTGCAAGATTATATTAATAAAGATTTTAGACAACGAATTGAACTTTCTGATTTTGATGTTAAAGACAAAGAACCAAACGCACAAGGTGGACGTGTTGGTTTTAAATACGGAACACCAACACAACCGGCAGGAATAGAAAGTTTAACTCCTCATCAAGAATACTATAACGATAAAATTATTAGAGATAATATTGATTTTATAAGAGAAGATATGAGATTATATTTCGACGAAGATGATAGAACAGAATATGAAAAATTTATAGAATCTATAACTGATGAAGATTTATATAAAACATATGATGAAAAAAAAGGCTATGATAGTGTTTTTGAAAAACAGTTTACAACAAAAGATGGTAAAGATATTGGTATTCCATATAAACCAGATAAAGGAATTGATATAGGTGGTTTATTAGAATTATTCGATAAATCTGATGAAGGTAATCGTTCTTTTGATTATAAAAAGTTTGAAAGTGGAGATATATTAGGTGCTTTTTCAAGTAAGGAACGAGAGGTATAATGTCTTACATATTTGATCCCATAAACAACACGTTGATTGATGACGAAGACAAAAGTCTTGGTAACAAACTTCAGTTAATGGATGGTGGCATGATTGGTGGTGGAGTCATTGCTGGTAAAAATCTTGGAGATAGAACAGGTTTTGCTAACCCTGTTTCTCCTCTTAGTAGTCCGGAAGTATTAAAAAGAATTATAGAGCTTGCAAATAATAATAAATTAGGTGCAGAAGCAATCGCTAATGTATTAACAGAAGAATTAGGTTTTAAAGTTAGTAGAGCTCCGGTTGGTAAACAAATAACAAAATTAAAAACACAAGGACTTATAAAAAAAATTCCAGTATCAGAAAAAGCAGCATCTATTGCTATGAGAGGTGATCTTTATGGTCAACCTGCAAAAGAAAAATATTTAAAAATAAGAGAAATAAGAAATGTAGATAAATTAAGATATAACATACCAAAAAATTTTAAATTTAAAGTAAACTTTGGAAACACAGCTGCGTTACAACCAGGTGTAGTATCAAACATACCTGAAGAATTTATAGGTGTTAAATATTTTGAAACTAAAGAAGCTGCAGAAAAAGCTCTTGCTAAAAGAAAAAAATTAAAATTAGTAAGAGATGTAGATCCTGATCCAATAAGAAAATCAGCAAATAAAAAGAAATATAATTTAATAAAAGAGGTATCCGATAATAATATAGAAAGAATTTTAGCAAATTTTAAAAAGGGAGAACCTCTAGAACAAGCTCACCGTTTAAGTTTAAATCAAGTTAAAAAAACTGGTGAGATGTACAACGTAATGAATTTAGGATTAGATTTTGATGACCCCCGTTATGTGCAAATAAATAATAAACTTGTTAAACCTTATGAAAATAAATTAAAACAATTATACACAGAACAAAATAATCTTTATAAAAAAGCTAAAAATTTAAAAGTAATACCAAAAGATTTACAACAAAAAATACAGTTTAATAATAAAAAAATATCTACTGTAGTTGATCTAGCAGGAAGCAGAGTTCAAGGTCTTCAATTAGATGAACTTACTTTAAAACCAAAAACATACGGTGTTAATTATGCAAACGTTTTAGGTTTTGGTTTATATGATAAACCCGTAACAGAATTAACTGATGTTGACAGAGCAGGAATAGCTACTGTTATGCAGGGACAAATTAAAAACGAAAAAAAAACAGCAGAAAAAACAGCAAAAAAATTATTTGAAAATAAAAAGTTTTTAAAAAACATAGACGTTTTAGCAACCGCTGGTAAAATTTTAAAACCAATTGGTAAAGTTATAAAACCTATAGGCTATGCTATGGGCCCGTACGCTTTAGCATCTGCTAGTGCAAAAGCTGATGAGATGGGAATAGAATTAAATCTTATGGATAAAATAAAAGCATTTGATTCTGGAGATGCAGATGTAGCAATTGATAGTTATAAAAGAAGAACCGATCCAGAATATGCTGCAGAACAAAGAGCAAAAGATTTAGCGCAAATGGAAGATGATTTTGAAGAAGTAGGTTTAGATGAAATACAACCCGATGAAACATTAAAAAGTTTTATGGCAAACGGTGGACGCGTAGGATTTGGCAACGGTGGTGCAGCAGGAGCTGATGTAGACTTTGCAACAGAGCTAGAATATTTTTTAACAAATCCAGACGCAGAATTACCAGCGATGCAAAGTTATAAAGAAACAAATAATCCAATAGAAGTATTTAATGATATTATTAATCCTAGAAACTATCCATACTATGCAGATGTATTAGCTCGATCAGGTATTCGTATAGTAGAATTCGGTGGAAGACTTATTCCTGCGACAGGAAAATTAATATCTGATGCAATACAAAAAGGTGCATTTAAAGTTAAAAAAAATACGGATTCAAGATATGTTCAAGATTACATGGATGAATTACCACCATCTAATATTAAAGGTACAGGAATATTCTCAGAGTTTTTAGAAAACATAACTCCAACATCGTTAGAGAAAAAAATTGGTCTTGATAAATTAATTGAAAAAGAAGAACAACGATTAAAAGATTCAGGATCAACTGTTGGTCCAAAAGTTTTTGCAGATACTGTAGGTCTTGGAGCCGAGGTCATTGCTCCAATATTCCCGGGTTCTAAATTATTAAGAGCTTATGCAAAATCAAGAAATCTACCCGTAGATAATGTTACCAAAAAAATATTAATAAAAGAAATTGACGAAGTATTAGAAACACAAGGCATGGATAGAAGAGAATTTTTAAAAGTTTCTGGTGCAGGTGCCACGGTAATCTTAGCGAAGATGTTGGGTTTTGGAGATGAAATAGCACAGACTGCAAAGGTTGCAGAGAAAGCAGCGGCAGCTCCTGCAGGTGTGCCATCATACTTTTTTGATCTAGTTAATATAATCAAAAAGAAAGGTCTTGAGACTACAAAAAGAAATGCTACTCAAGATTTACAAAATGTATTTACATATAAAGGATATGATTTGTATGAAGATCTTGCAACAGGAGAACTTAGAATTGAAAAAACTAATACTGGTATAATTAGATCTGCAGATGATGTAGAAGAGGGAGTAGCATCAAAAGATATTATGGAATATAAACCAGGTAGAGGTGATGAATCTACAAAAGGCACACCAGTTGATGAATATGAACAAGGATCTCTTTTTCCCGATGTAGATGGTAAAATGAAAGAAGTTGAAGATCTTGATGTAGAAGAATTATTAGAATTTATTAAAAATGAAAAAATTAACTAGAACAGTACCGCCTAAAAGCGGACCCAATCCACAGGGGTTGAATGTTCCTCTAAAACAGGTTAAGATAACAAACCCGGAGAAAATAAATGGCAGATATAGACAAATCGTTACCAAACGTACAAACATCAATAGAGGTTGATCCTCAAGAAGAAATAGAAATCGAACAAGAAAAAGCTGTTGAGGCCCAAGATCCTGGAGTCGAGGTTACACCTAATGAAGATGGAAGCGTTGAAGTTAACTTTGATCCAAGTAAAGTAAATATTGAAGGTCAACCAGGACACTTCGATAATTTAGGAGAATTATTACCAGATGATGTTTTAAAACCAATTGGTCTAGAACTAGTTGGCAACTACAAAGAATACAAAACATCAAGAAAAGATTGGGAACAATCTTACATACAAGGTCTAGATCTTTTAGGATTTAAATACGAAAACAGAACAGAGCCGTTTCAAGGAGCTAGTGGTGCAACTCACCCAGTTCTTGCGGAAGCTGTTACACAGTTTCAAGCAGGAGCTTACAAAGAATTATTACCAGCAGAAGGACCTGTTAGAACTCAAGTCGTCGGTAAACCCGATCCAGCAAAAGAAGCTCAGTCACAACGTGTAAAAAATTACATGAACTACGAGCT